GCTTGGTTTAAGAGGTGATAGGGCGGGCGGGAGGGTTCCGGCCCGTCCTAGGCGGCGTTAGAGGCTCTACGGACTTCTAATAGGACTCGATCCACCGCCTGTTCGAGCGTCCGAACGTCCTGCTCCACGATCACGTCGAATCCGCGACGGTCTTCAGGAAGCAGATCGGCGGAATATCCCAACCCAGGATTCGGCGGAGTCGGCACAATTTTCGCTTCCACCGCCATAAACATAGTGCGGACGAACGCGATGTCGCAGATCGAAACGGCACAGGCGGAGAGGTTCAGCGGGGCATCGCTCGCCTTGACGACCAGCGATTCGACTTCCATCTGGGCCCCCGGGGCCACGCCACGCGAGCTTTGGAACGCGACCAACTCGACGTCAAAGCCCATCGAACAGAGCACGTCGGCCAGGGCTACGGCACACGCACCCCGGTACAACAGATCGGTCGCACGAAGGGAAGCGTTGACGGTGGAGTTGACGCCGATCTTGACTACACGCTTGGGCGTGTACTCCCGCACCGTATCCGTCCAGCCGTAAGGGTCACGCTGGACCCACGCAATCGGGTCCAATTCAGCACCCGAGTCGAGTCCGTGCCGGCGACGACGCACCGTGGTCTGGGGCAGATCCACACGCTTTTCGATCTGGTCGCGAATCCGCCCGATGGCAGCGACGATGTCGGCGGGAGCGTCCTTGATTGCGGCAAGGCAGTCCTGGGCGTTGCGGTTATTGGTCCACGAGTCTTTGGTGCGGGCAAGGCGGTTGCCCGTCTCACGACCCTCCGCCGTGCGACCAGACTTGGGGTCACACACGATCTCGGCAAGCTGGGTCACGCTCGTGAACTCATACCGGCGCACGCCGTTTTCGGTTTTGGGTTCTGGCAGCTTCATTGCTATCTCCTATCTCAACTCCGAGTATTCTACTCGAACCCGCCCGGGAAGTCTACCAGAAAATTACGCGGCAACGGCCCGCAGTTCGTCCTGGCTCCAGCCCTCGAAATACGTGCTCTTGACGTCATCCATCGTCTCCCCTTCGCGGAGGCACTTGGCGGCGTCGATGATGTTCCGGGTGCTCATGATCCGGCGGAGGGTGTTGCGCTCGATCCGCTCGCGGGTGGTCCAGGCCCAGTTCGTGAGAACCTCCGCCTGCGCAGTATTCTTGTCGAGCCATTCAATCGCGAGCTTGGTCTCCAACTCCCGATCGTAGTCCACCGAAATAGTCCCCATGGTGAACCGGTTCAGGGTCGCTGCGTCGAGCGGGTTGCGGCCCACGTACATGCGATTGGCTCCAGTCCCGAACGTGTTCGCGGCAGCGATGATAAAGCAATCCTCGTGCATCGCCACCGGCGTCGGATCGTCCCGGAACGGGATGCTCAGCAGGCGGTTCGCGATGGCCGCGTTGATCGACACGAGCAGATTCGGGTCGCTGGCGTCGATTTCGTCGAACATGTGGAGCCCACCGTTCTGGTACGTGTTAACGAACGGGCTGGGGCGGTAAATCCAATTGCCCTTTTCGTCGGGGAGTGTGCGGCCCAGGATGTCGGTTTCTTTCGTACCCAGCGACATCGAGTTGAATGTGAACTGGAGCCCCAGGGCGTTCGCGAGCTGTCCAGCGAGGGTGGTCTTGCCGGAGCCAGCGGGGCCAACCAGGAGCACCGGAACTCCCGCGTTGAGTTTTCGGAGAGCCTTGCCGAACATCTTATGCTGCTCGCCCGGAGGGAGCGTGATCTCGTGCTTGCGGCTCGGGACCACGATCGTGATCGCAGGCTTTTCCTTCGCGGCCTGCTGGGCGATGGCTTCGTCCACGATTTCCTTGACCTGGTCGGCGGTGACGCCCCCCTCGACGACCACCCGCTTGGTGACGGTCTTGACCGGCTGGACCTGGTTGCCGTCGGCATCGTACTCGTAAGACACAACCTTGGTCGGGTTCATTCCTTCAAACTGGCCATCATTATCGTTGAACTGCTGGCGGCGATAGCGAATCTTCTCGGGGCGGTTGGCCGCCGTGCCCGGAAAGCGTTGCGCCATCATCTCACAGATCTGGGCATCCGTAAAGTGCTTCTCGATGGCTTCGTTCTTCATGAACAGCTTCGCGAGGTACTGGTTGACGGTAGACATGTTTGCTATCTCCTATCTCGGACGCCAAATCTGACTAACTTGACTGACCGAATACTAATCGACCCTCCGCCAGAAGTCAACCAGAAAATTTCCACCACTCGTGCCCGTGGAAACCAGCGAGTCTGCGAAATTCTTGTGCTGGTAAAGAGGGTTTACCGATCTCTTTAGCCGGTGAGCAACAACGGGCAGATTCCCCTATCTCTAAACCCTTAGGGATAAAGGGATAAAGATAAATCTGCTAAAATGGAGTTAGATAGTTATAGTAGTGAGAAGTAGAGGGTACGCCCGCCGAATCGTCTCACATCGGCTAAAGGGATCGGTAAACCCTCTTTACCATCGCTGGCTTAGACGCTCCCGTTGGTGCCCTTAATGATGCGCATGCTCCACGTATACCGCGTGTTGGTGCCCGACGAACCCATCTGGGCAACTGCGAGCTGGAAACCCGAACCGGTCTGCGCAATGGTTAACGCGGGAGGAGCGGTTGCTGTCGCGACGTTCTCCACCGTGTTGAACGTACACGTGGTGCCGGAGTAGTGGATATGAAACACGACGCGGCGGATGCCGAACGTGCTTGCGGCCAATCCTACGTTGCCGCCGCCAATAAGCACTTCGACCAGTGCCTGGTTGCTTTGTCCGCTGGTGAAGAAGGTGCCGTTGCTGTAGAAGAAAACCGGTGCGCTACTGGTGTTGAACTCACCATCGGTGAACGTCACGTTGCCCGTTCCACCACCCCCACCAGAGCTGACCTGATTCCAGGCAGCACCGTCATACGTGTAGAGCTTGTCGTTGTTCTTATCGTACATGCGCATACCCTCTTTGGGCGTGATGTACTTCCAGCCCGAGTAGTAGTATGCGACTTTGCCGCTCAACCCAGTCCACACTCCGCTGGGTGAGCCCCCGATCAGGTATGCATCGCCGTCGGCAGGCGAGCCCGGTGGTGTGTTAGTCGGCGTGGCGACGTTCGCGACGGCCAGGTTGACGAGCTGGTCCAGCGAGACAATAGCGGTATTGTGTGGAACGTCCTGGTTAGCCTGAGTTCCATCGACCAGGGGCAGGGCGAACTTGGGGGTGGTAATCACGCTCATGAAATCACATCCTCTGAATTGTAGCCTCGACCGGTTTGTTCGTTGATCTGGTAGATACGCATCGTGACGGTTCCGCCCGCAGGCACACCGTCGGCGGTTTGTTCCGTGCCGGTATACCCCACGGTGGGTGACGTGACCTGCTTGGTGCGCACGACGGCACCAGAGTAGATAAAGTCCACGTCGTACCTCTCGCTGTCGGCACCTAATGGTTTGTACGGGGACCAGACTCCGACATGTGACCGAGTCCGCCGCCACCAGTTGGCGGTGATGTCGTGGGTGGTGGCGTCGCGGGTGATGCTGTACACGATCGGGGCGAGCTGACGCATGGTGCCGCCCATGAAGTTTACCATCATGGCGGGTGTAGCACCGATCGTTTGTCCCTGCTGGACGAACTTGAAGTATTTGTAACGTCCGATCGAAGACGCATTAAGGGGCACGAACGCCACGGTGTCGGGCGAAATCAGTACACACTTGTCGTTGACCAGATGGTCCGTCGTGGGTGTGGTGCGCAGACCCCGGAGTAAGTTGCTTAGTCGGTAAACTCTTGGCCCCACCAGCACGGCATCACGGAAAGCAATCAACTCACTGCCAATCCACATGCGGTTCGCACCGTTGTAAATCCGATCCTCCGTCACGGACGATAGTTCGCCGTCGATCATGTCCACATCGACGGTGTTGGCCGTATCCCAGACTCCCGGAGTGCCTGAAGGCAAAGCGGAGAGCGTGTAGCCCGCAGTCGCAGACAGACCCAGCGAGGCGACTTGGGAATAGTTGACGCCATCCACCGACGCAAAGACACCAGATCCCTGGTAACCCGCAACGGCGGAATTGACGGACGCCGTGACGTACACCCCGGGCTCGACGTTGTCTGCTTCTCGCAAGCTGGGTGTATCCAGCACAGTGGGTTGCGCCATGACGGTCGGTTGGACCGGGTCTGCTTCATTAAACCGTTGACCACACTCCACTGCTTCGTCGGCGTCCTCCATTCCAACCAGGAGTCCCTTGGCCTGGACCAGAAAGTTTTGGCCGATGTTGACTTCGTTCAGCCGAACTTCGTACACCTCTCCGTTGTACGGAATCACAATGACGTCGTTCTCCTCCACGTGGATGTACTTGGGCGGCAGAGTAATCTCGACTTGCTGGCGTTCGGCGTAATTGCGCCAGAGCCTCGTAGCAGCGAGGTTGATGGCGTCACTGGGGTGCATAACCAGGGGCACGTCGATCGTGAGTGTCTGGTTTGTGTTGCCGTCGTTGCGAGAGTACTGTTGCGACCCTCGCTGCCACTCGATGGTGGGGTCTTGGAAGTTGACGATGACTTGTCTCGGCAGATCAAACCCACTCGGGTCGCTCATGCGGAACGGGCGGGATGCCGATTCGTTCTTTTCCCGGGCACCTACATCATTGCCGTCGATGTTGATTTTATCTTCGGCACCGCGTTGGAAGAATCGGAGAGAGCTGTTAGACTCTTGGACCAACACGTCGTACGCCATCATGATCGGTTCGATCGCTTTGATGGTGTCGGTTGGGCCCGTAATTGCATACCCTCTGACCGAGTGGGCGACACCATCGACGTTGTATTCGCCCAATCCGAACGCCAGGCCAGCACGTTCCAGGAGGTTGGAAATGGCCGCAGCGGCGGACTCGTGAACCTGGGCACGGGTCAGGAACGTGAATTGGGGAGCACGGTTGCCCCAGTCACGGAGGAGCATATCCTTCAGCACGACGTAGGCAGTGCCACGGTATCCCGGCACGGTTCCCGCCCCGAGATACCCCTCCATGATTGAATCCGGCACCTGATTGGCCGTGCCCTTGTAGATGCGGATGAGATGGACGCGGGGGTCTTTCACCCCGTCATCTTCAGTGCCTACGAGCTCCACACTGTCGCCCGTGTGGATGTCCGTCGTGATGCCGGGAGACTCGATGACGAGGGTGCCGGTGCCCGTCAACTTCTGGGTCACCTTATACACGTCACCGCCCCCACCGAATCGCACATAGTCGCCGGGCAGGAATGATCCGGTGCCGGCGGTGACGTTGATGTTTTCGTCGCCCTGGGGTTGGAACGAGTTGACGACGTACCCTACCGCGTCGCCCCCGGTACGCAGTCCGCCGGATTCGTCGTAGATGAGTTTGGAGTCCGCCCAAATCTTCGCGATGCCGTCGATGGGCCCTTCGCACACTCCGATGGCGATGTCGAGATAGTAGTCATAGGTGGTTTGCTTTGCACCACCACCCCCACCCTTGCCACCCTCGACCGACTCCTCACGCTTGACCGCCTTGATGCCCGACATCCAGATGACCGTGCCGGCGATGCGGTTTTCCGCACCGAGGCAGTAGTGCATCGGTGAGCCCTCGCTGGCCGTCTGGATCGGCAAGTCGTCCAGTTTGGGGCCCCGAGAGTCTTTCGACGGCATCAACATGGGGTAGATGAACGTCGAATCGACGTAGGCACCTGCCGCTACACCGGCGGCGGTGCCTATGGCCGCACCGATCGCGAACCCACCCGTTGCCGCGGCGGTGGCCGTGGCTGCGGTGCCCCCTAGGACGGCTCCGCCGATGGAGCTGCCGATCCAGGTGAATAATGGTACAAGAGCAACAACCGCCATATCTCAACCTCCACAACAAGGAATGCCCATCGCGGCCTGCTGTTGCTGGAACCTGCGGAGAACTTCCGGATCAACCGTGCGCCACGGGAATCTCCCAGGGTGCGGTGACGAGTCGATGTTCGGAAACTTATACGCCACGGCAACCCGCTCTTGCCAGTACTGGTCAATACTTTGTTCGACCACCTTGCGGTAGGCGATCGTCGCATGGACCAGCCCGCGATCGGTACATACCGCCGCATGTTGTACCAGCCCCGGAGCCTCACACCAGAACGTCAACACGTCACCGGGTTGGACCTGGGCGTGCGTAATTCGGTGTAGACACGAATCGAACTCCCGAGTCAGCGAGAATCCGTCCGGGCGGTTGGAGTATCCGGTGTAGTCATGCTCCGTCAGGCCGAAGTGCTTCGCGATGACGGACACGACGCCGACACAGTCCAGGGCACGACCGGGAGTCCGGCCCTGGTGTTGGAAGCGGGTGCCTACGAGCGTGCGGGCGTACGCCACGATGTCTTGCCGGGTCGTCATGGTAGTTTATTCCCAAGTGCGTCGAATTTGCGTCCCTCGCAGTCGTCGGTCACGACGCCGTTCTGAACCCAGCCGTGGTAGATGCCGACGTAGTTGATGGACGGGCTGGAGGTGACGTTCGGAATCTCGCCCGACACTTCCCAGCGAGCACCTTCCCGCGTGACCTCGTTCATCGGCCAGATCGTCTTGCCGGGTAGCACGACCATGATGCTGTTACACTTCGCGTAGAAGCTGTCCACCGGCTGCTCGGAGCTGTGCCACATAGCACCCGGCGGCAGGTCTTTGAACTCGACCTCACGCCCATCGGGGAGGGTGTAGAGCATCCAGCGGGACTGCCCGCCCGTTTCGCTGGGCTGCCAGTCCGTCATCCGCATCGACTTGACTTTGAAACACGTCCACGGCATAGATGTTACCTCACCAGAGTCCCGAGATTGCTCATCTCAAAGTCGTACAGAGCACCCAGGATGTAAGTGAACGGATTGTCGTTGCTAATCATCACGTCGAATTCGATCACGCCATGAACGTCTTGGTCCGCACTGACAAACCGCAACCGTCTCGTCATGCTGTCTATGGCGGTGATCGTTTCGAGGAGGTATGTATGTTTGATCATGATTTCGAGTCCGGAGTCTTGATCATTGCGTCCGTTCCCGGCACCCAGGGGAAGCCTTGGAAGTTGATGATGTTGTTGAACTTGGTACCACACGTCTTATACAGACGGTCGCATCCGGCAACGGCGTTGAATGTGTCACCGACTTCGACGTCATACGGCATGTTCAGCCATAGTACCAATCTACCCGCCGTCCCGAAGCTCTTGTTGATCTCCATTGTCAACCCGTCGTTCAACCCACTGGTCCACTTCAGATACCCTCGCTTGAAGTAATTCGTGGCCTGGCTGACGGTCGTATCGAAGTCGCGGCGTGCTACGTTGATGGCCGTCACACTCCCCGAGAAAGTCCACGCCGCCTCGCTGAGCACCCCACCATCCCCGTTGCCCACGCACCGAGCGTCACCGAACGCCTTGACGTCGCATGTTCGCCCGTAGACCCTCCCGATAGTCATCTTCATGCGATGGGTCAGACCCTCGATTTGTGCCTCCCAGATGTCGCCCGAGAATTGGGTGTTG